AAAGCACTACAGGAAGCAAACGGCATACGGGCAATAGTCGCTGCAAAGTTCAAAATGAACGAGCGGACTTTGCAGATGCGGCTAAAAAAGATGAAGGACAAGGGGTACGTTATCCCTGACTCCACCTATCAACCCGGACGCCAAGTCGTAGACAAGGGCGACTACGAGTTCACCCCGCTGCCCGACGATGACGTTCCCATCGAGGAACTGATTGCCCAGCGCAAGCGCAAGTTCCAGCACAAGCGCGAACACGAAGAAGCCAGCAAACTTATTCCCATCAAAGTGAAGATGGCCGGTGCTATCGGCATCCTGCACTTTGGCGACCCGCACGTAGACGACGACGGTTGCGACATAGAAGCCATTGAGCGCCACACCGACCTTGTGAACCGCACCGAGGGGCTGTTTGCAGCGAACGTAGGCGACACCACAAACAACTGGGTCGGGCGCCTCGCAAAACTTTACGGCGAGCAGGCAACATCTGCCGCGCAGGCTTGGAAGATAGCCGAGTGGTTTGTTAATCGCTGCGACTGGCTCTACATGATCGGCGGCAACCACGACCTGTGGTCAGGCTCAGGCGACCCTCTACGCTGGATAGCCAAGCACCAGAACTCGCTTTATAAGTCCTCAGAGGCCCGTATAGCGCTTAAGTTCCCAAGTGGCCTAGAGGTACGGATCAACGCCCGCCACGACCACAGCGGCTCTAGTATTTGGAATCCGGCTCACGGCCCGATGAAGGCTGCGCTGATGGGAACCCGCGACCACCTGTATGTGGCCGGTCACAAGCACGAGTCGGCTTATAGCGTTCTGAAGGATGCAATTAGCGGCATCACGATGCACGCCTGTAAGGTGGCGTCCTACAAGATTTACGACCGCTACGCCAAGGAGCACGGGTTCAGGGACAACTGCCTGTCGCCCTGTGCTCTGACGACGATTAACCCTGCGCTACCGGCTGACCATCCAGACTTGGTGAAGGTGTGGTGGGACCCGGAGGAAGGGGCTGACTACCTGACATTCTTGCGGCGGCGCTGAATATCTCAGCCCGTTCGCGGTTTGCACGCAGGGTGCAGTACCGCTGGTGCAGGCGCTTGAGGAACGTGGAACGCCGCTGACCGGCAATCTCCTCGTCCAAGAGTGCCTTAACCTCGGCCTCGTTAAACAGATTCAGGTTTTGGTTCAATACGCGCCAGTTCTTCATGGCCGTATTGTAAATGAATTATTTAAGGCGCTGCAAGTAAAGCGCCTGTAGGGCGCATACGGTGTCGTCTGGGTCACGGGCTTCGTACCATTCGCCCCTAGGCTGGAAGAAGCCCTGAAAGCGTTTCTGTCCCTCTGACAGCCGCCCACCCTTGGCCTTGACCTCTATCCAGCATATCCACGCCATGCCGTCGTGCATTGGCTTGACGGCCAACAGGTCAGGGATGTCGTGCCCTGCCGAGGCGTAGTCGATGACCTCGAAGTTGGCCTTACGGAGGGCTTCTACAATCTCGGTGTGGTTGTTGTCTCGACGTTTGGCGTAGCGCATACGCCGATTATGCCGGTTTGCACCTAGCCTTCAACTTCGTCACGCCCGGCTCGCCCCACAGTTCCCGCACCATGCCTCGAACGTGCGGGTCGCCGTATGCCTCAGTCGCATCGTCCAGCGAGCGCAGGATGTCGCCCACGTAGTTCTTCAACCAAGATGTGCGCTCTGCACGCTGCTGCCAGTCGCCTACGCCGATCCGAGCAAGGTACGCATCGGCTAACCGCAGTTTGCCAAACGGCGTGTGCTTGACGCTTTCCCAATACCGCACATTGGCTTGTGACGCCCACGATATGTCGGTGCTATTCGTAACTGGATTATTCATTGACTTTCAGCACGCATTGAATTTGATACAGGCGCAACGCAGGAATCTTGTCTTCCTTAAACCAGCGCAGCACAGCCTGCCGGGTTACGCCCAACGCCCGAGCAATCTCGCTCTGGGAGCCATAAATCTTCAGTAGTTGTTTCGGTGTCATAGATTGCACAGTAACAGGTGTTGACATGATCGTCAACGGGAGTATACTGCACTTCGGGGATTGGCCCCGATGGAGAAAGCAATGGAAGACGATTACCGCATCTTGGCCGAGCAGGAACGCGACCGACTCATGGAATTGCACTGCCGCGCCGAACACGCCGCCTTCAACGTCATCGAAGGCTTAAACGAACTCAACCGCATCGAAGCCGAAGGCGCTTTCAAACTGCACCAAGCGTTTGCCGAGTGCATTGCTGCGATTGACGCCGCATCCGCCAAACTGAGGAACCCGCAATGACTTGCGACGACATTATCCGCATGGCTAAAAATGAATATGGCATTTACGCCTTTACAGCCGAAAGCCTTGCACACTTCGTTGTCCTAGTTACCGCAGTTGAGCGTGAGGCGTGCGCTGAGTTGTGTGACGAATTAGTTGAGCGCAACAGGGCAGACGCTCATGTCGCATGGGTTTTTGGTAATTCACAGTGCGCCGACGCTATCCGCGCAAGAGGAGAACAAGCATGAAGGTCTACGAGAAGATTGCTGCTGTCACCGCCGAACTATCCAAGATCGGCATCAGCAAAGACAGCAAGAACCAGTCGCAGGGCTACGCTTTCCGTGGTATCGACGCCGTTTACGGTGCGCTCTCGCCGCTGCTGTCAAAGCACGGCCTGTGCATCCTGCCTCGCGTGACCGACCGACAGGTTATCGAGCGCCAGAACCGCCAAGGCACTGCGCTGTTTTACGTCACGCTGACCGTGGAGTTTGACTTTGTAGCCGCCGAAGACGGCAGCAAGCACACAGTCATCACCGTAGGCGAGGCGATGGACTCAGGCGACAAGGCCAGCAACAAGGCTATGTCTGCCGCCTACAAGTACGCCGCCTTTCAAGCGTTCTGCATCCCGACCGAGGGCGATAACGACGCCGACTCGCAGACGCATGAAGTCGCAGCAGCCACTACCGATCCTGCCGTTGAGGCGGCAGTACAACTAGCAGCCACTATCGAGGAGTTAAACGGAATATGGAAAAGCCTAAACGCAAGCGAGCGAAAGGTGCATCTAAGCCTGTTCAGCGAGAAGAAAAGCAAGTTGGCCTCAAATTGAAAGAGCAGAGGCTAGTGAAAGAAATACTGAGTGATGTTGAGTCATACATCGTGGCTTGGTCTTTGGGCAATACGATTGAAATGATGGAGCAGATGATTGAAGAGCGTGAGTCTGGCCTATGTCCTACTGGCTTCTTTGAGAAGAACAAGGCTAAGGACTTGCGTGTGATGAAAGACCACCGCGATGCCGCCAAGATCATTTTGAAATGGTATCAGGTGCCAAACACATGACTTATCCCATCATTGAATTACAGCGGTGGGAATATGACTTGGTAAACCTTGTCGGCGCTCGACGCTGCTCGGCAAGGTGGGATAGCCAAGACGCCCTGCACTACGACCCGAAGCGCATGGAAGACGACCGAACGGCGCAGGTGGCTGCGTGTGCAGCAGAGTTGGCCGTAGCCAAGTACACCAACCGCTATTGGCACGCACATGTGTGGGACGCCCGCGATCACCAACTCTACAAAGACTGGCCTGACGTTGGCAGGAACATCGAGGTTCGTCGCGTGCGAACCAGTAACACTGCCGCTGTGCGACAACACCAGATCGGTAAAGGCTTGGTGTTGTTCGTCGCCAAGCCCGTTATGCCAGAGATACGAGCCGTGGAGATTCTTGGCTGGTTGCCGCATGACTTGGCATGGGAGAAGGCGACACCTTCCGACTATTCAGAAACCACACGAGTTATTTCCCCTCAACACCTACGATTGGAAAAGTATCCGTGAAATTATGAAAACGTATACCAAAAGATCGCGTTACAACCCACGCATTACGTTTGAGCAGTACAAGGTGCTGCGCGAGCGTAGAGCCGATGCCAAGGCCAACAAGAAGCGCATCAACTACAAACCGTTGGCGCAGGAATGGGGAATGAACCCCATGCTTATGGCTTCTGCACTGCACCGTGGCATAAAACAATACGATTACCTGCTCTGGAAGCAAGGAGAGTTGCAATGATTAGTCATCTCGCCAAACGTCCGAGCGATGTAG